ATTGTTTAATAAATGTTCGCAATATTCATCAAATATATTTTCTTGTGCATCTGTTCCCATTCAATATGCTACAAATTATATGCTATCCAATACAGACCTGTATAAAGACCACTATACAAAATCCACTGCAGTATATTCTTATATTAGCCGCGAAATATGCACCCTATTACGTAAAACAAATTTAAAATTCGTTGAACCAAATTCCGCATGGTATATTCTACTCGATTTTGAACCATATAAACAGTCACTCAACGATTTACATCTGTATACTGGAGGAGATTTATCAAATTATTTATTAGAACATTTGAAAATATTAACTGTGGCGGGTGAACCTTTTGCGATAAACGGACTTTGTCTTCGATTTTCATTTATAGATTTTACATATACGATTGGACAATCCGAAAAGATTGATATATCGAAAATGATTGAAGGTGTTCAAACACTGGTCAACTTTTTAGCATTAATTTATGAGGATAGTAATACAATATCTACACACACTGTGTAAAATGTCCCGTTAGAAGTTTCTATCGGTATGTTCTTCGTTTTTTCTTTGTTTTCTTTGTTTTATTGTTACCTCCACCGGGTCGTGGTCGATATTCTAGTTTGATTATAGACACATATTTACATAAATTATAAAATTGATTTCCGACCATAGGCGGAAATAAATCACATCAACAACGGGCTATTATTATGTCTACTATATCAGTTTCAGGTTCATTCGATTTCGTCCAGTCATACGACCAGGCATCATTCGAAAACGCCCATTATGCAATTACTCAATGTGAATTGTGGGAATGGATTCGCGATTTCGACCCACCAACGGGTGAAGGATTTATGTTTTGCGATACACCCGAATTGAAGCGAATCAAAACGGCAATGTTCGAACATAATGATAGTGTTGCGGGAGGACATTCCGGTTCTTCGTATGCATATGTTATGCGTTTGATGCAGTATATTGCGACGCACGGTTTTGCAGATTTCAAGGAGACTTATTTGCTTAATAATTAAATATAGTATTTTGAATATAACCCATATATTTGTATTTTTTACGCTGTATTATTCGACCGTGGGCAAAGTTCCCACAAATTGAAATGTTTTTTGCGTGTTTATATAAGCAAATTATGTAGATAAAGACTTAATGTTTTTGTATATGTATTTTTATCGTGTATATGTATAATAGTAACGAGTATGTGCAAAAAATATGTGTTCGGATACGGTTCGTTGGTTAATGACGATTCTATAGCAGCGACTACTGTCGGTATAACCGGTTTCAATGAAACACAGATTGATTCGTTGGAAAATTTATTTTATTCAGGAGTTTCACAAAAAATCGACGAATCTAAAGACTTAGAAAAAGACCTTAAATTTTGCCGAATTGCCGACATTCAGCGGGGATGGTATACGCACAATATGAATCCCACTATTAAGCAAGGGGGTCTTGCGAAAGACCCGACCTTTTTGGGTGCATTCGAAAAAACGGGTAGTAGATGCAATGGTATTTTAATTGAGGTAACTGATGACGAATTATCCGCGTTAGTTCGTCGTGAAAAAGGATACAACCTGGTGCATATCGATACAAGTCGGATTACAATGATATACGGCGCGATAGAAAACCACGCAGAGGTTTATTACTTTGAAATACCGGAAACACTAGTGCAACGAGCGAGCAAGTCACACCCCATTGTACAATCTTACGTAGATTTATGTATGAAAGGGTTTATTAAATTAGATGAAATGCTGGGCAAGAAGAATTACAAATACACGCGAGAATTCATTCGAACCACCAAAAGTTGGAATAAATACTGGATTAATGATAGATTGCATCCATATCGCCCCTTTTTGTTTCTGAACAAATCATCCATCATCAACAAACTTTTATCGAATAAAATACCAAAAAGAATTCTTTATATGATAAAATAACCGAAAAATAAAAAATAAATGTATATACATTTATTTTTCTGATATTAAGAATATTCAATCAACAATCTTTATTTCTACGGTTCCAATCATCCACGGCACGTTTATATCCATTTCCACCAGGTGCATATGTAATTTCATTGTATTTATTATGGTAAAAGTCTAGTATTTCTAACAAATTCTTAAAGTTTTGTTCACTTTTCGCAATCGAAGCTGCTTCAAAGCTATTGCATGGTCCACCATACTCTACATAACGGCGTGAATTTGCATCAATCGCAGATTGTAACAATGCAGGTGTAATGGGTGTATCGGTATCAATCGGAATCTGACCATATAAATAATATTTGCCGTTTGACCACGTAGATTCCGACGCCAACTTATATTCATTCAAAACCTTCCTTACATTCGGCTCTAGATAGTCATCTAAGTTAGTTTCTTCACTCGCTACTTTGATTAAATCAATCAGCTGGTCCAAAGACGGGTCTTTTATTAGAGTTTCACTCATTTTTGGTATGTTGATAGACATATACATGTAATATAACCGTTCAATTTTATATCAATAACTTAAATAACATGTTATATTATATTATTTATGTGCAAAAAGTTGTGCGAAAACACTTTATTTAGTGTTTTATTCTATCGACAACACAAGGTATCATTCGATAATTTTTCACGACGTAATGCACTTAGGAACAATAATCGCGTTTCAAATGAAAATGCATTTACATGGATTAAATCGCAATCTGAATATATTGATAAAAATGGTCTCAATCATTGGATTCAACATGCGGATGGGTCGAAAGGGGTTCCCCCACCTCTAAAATTACGCAGTTCGTATCCGTTTACATATACTCTCAAGTTTCGCAATAACATGTTTTTTCAATAAACAAACTGTCCAATTCCGGTAGACTTCCTTCGTCAAACTTGCCCACACAATTTACGTCTGTTATTGATAAATGTTTTTCTTCTTTCAACGTATATTCTGTATGTAAATCATTTCTTCGTAACGTATACGACAAATAAACAGTATGTTCATTGATTTTATTAATGATTATATTTAAAAAGCCCGCCTTGTAACTAGTTACATAATAGACTATGTCTATAGACTCGCATGTTAATAACATCATACTCATTGTTTGAATCAAACGAAACTTGGTATCTTTATATTGAATATTTTTTATCACCTTGGTTAATTTCAAACAATCATTCGAATACTTTTTTAACTGGTCATTTGAAAAGGGCACTTGTAAATGAGGATTCGCATTTTTTAAATGAATATATTTCAACAAATAATGACATACACAATCAGACAAACGTCTAATTGGTGAGGTAAAATGAGTGTATTCGGCCGCACCTACCAAATCGTGCGGTTTTACTGTGGAGATATACTCGGCTTGTATTCCATTTACTATAATTTCATTCAATAATTCTTGTCCAGTTATTTCGGGATTGACCGTATTCAACCAATCTTTTGCATCACAAATACGATATAATCCAGCTCCTTCGAAATTAATTTTTAAATATTCTCCTATAAATGTGTTTGCGAATATAGCATATTCTGCTATCATTTGTTTCATGGCGATTTCTGTTTTTGTATCTGAATACAAATACATTGTCTCGCTGTCGTATCGCGGAAAAGAAGTAGATACTTCATTTAATACAGTTCCTCTAGTCTTTTCGCTTCGAATATCATATAATGCTTTGCTTATTCGTAACCCATTTTTTAATGTTTCGATTGTATCCACGTCCTCTCCTGCTTTTTTGTAACTTAGGGCGTTTTTCGTTTCAACCCTTATTTTTGTAAATAACAGTTTTATCCCACCCACCGGTACGTATGTATTTTTATCAATTTCGGACAATATTGTTATCGCCAATTTTATTTCTCCATATTGATTCACCATTAAACTGGATTTTTCCATTATTTCCTTGGGAATCATATGAATCGGCGGTTTGTTCGAAGGATATCTGGTAACTATTCGTTTTTCTACGTCCTCCCATAAAGTCGATTGGATATTTATATATTCGGTTGGGTCTGCTATATGAATAGCTAAAAACATTTTTTCGTTTGCTTCGTATATACTAAACGCATCATCAGCATCTTCACAGCCAGATGGGTCAATACTGTATGTCTTGTGCATAGTCATATCTATGCGTTTGTTTACACTATATGCGTGGGGTATTACGTTTGATTGCAATAATATATTGTCTAAAGTTGACTCTCTTTTTACACCATAAAGAGGTTCAACTATTTCGGCGTACTTATTATTATACGTGCTCATTAGTAGATAGATACATATATCTTTATATGTATCTTCATATTTCATAATGATTATTCACTTCCACAATTGCTACCGTCTTCATTACACGGAACATTATGAATCGTCCATGATTCGGGTATCGCATATGCGCACGTTTTTTCAATACCGAGTTGATTATCACCCATAACTAGGCGCATAAAGCCCAATTCACCCCAGTAACTTCCCCAAGAGTTGCGTATTATCCAATATTGTTTCCCAAGTTCTTGGTCATATCCCCACCCAACTACTGAAATAATATGATTTATCATTTTTAATTTATGTGGTAAATCCAGCACACCGCCTTTATAATCCACTATCTCCTCCGCATTTATACCACATGCTATAGGACCATTTTTATATATCTCTGCCTGCATATTATCACTACCCTTTACTGCACCAAAACTCCCAATAGTCGCATTTGGATAGTGTGTTATCGGATTACATGTTCCACCGTGCGATGTGAACGTATCACATGTTCTACATATATTCGTCGGCGTACATTCAAACTGCTTTTTGTCTTTACATGCTTCTTCTTTTGAATCTGAACTACATGCTTGGTATATCATACAATCTTCATATGGTATAGAGCCGTAATCGCGAATTGCCTTATATGTCGCTAAGTGGTCCCCTCCATTGCAACTTCCACCCATCTGACAATTCAATAAAAACTGGATACTCAAATTAATATCAGGCCAAGCAGCCTTTCTTGCTATTTTTATTCTATCGGACAACGCGCTTATGCTCCCATGTGCCCAACAACTTCCACAATATACAGGAATATGCTGATTTAAATTCTTTGTTAAATAGTTAACTCCTTCTACATCTGACCAAGAAAAGGCCTGAGGAAGTGATTCATTTACAAAATGGGTCGTTTGATATTCTTCTATGTCCAGTAATGGGACATATTCATTTTTTCGGGCTACAATCCCCAACAAGCTAGACAACAACAAAAAGACTTTGAACATTTATTATTATATACTATTATTTTTTTAAATGTTTTTTAGTATTTTTCCTCTTCTTCTTATGTTTTTTAGTATTTTTCTTCTTTTTATGATTATTATTTTTCTTTTTCGTTCTATTTTTCTTTTTCATTCGTTTCCCTCCATTCATCATCTCATTATATCTTTGGACGACATAAAGGTCTGTGGGAATATCACCCTCTGGAACACCGACCTCCAGAAGTGTATCTTTCATGTTTTGTATTTCTTCGGTGGTATATTGTTGACCGAACTCTTCCTCCGGAACTGGCATGATAATATTGGGAAGTGATTGAATAAATGCGTCTCGTTCGGTTTTGTTCATATGCGGCAAATGTATTGCTTCAAAATGACCGGGTGTCTGTAACAACATAACAATAGGAAGGTCTGGATTTAAATCATTTGGTAGATAGTCTAATCCATTGACGGTGAGGTATATTAAATTTACCTTTAAAAACCTGGCTATTTTAAATCCAATTTGCATTGACAAATTACTATAATAACTACCAGCGATTGGGTTCTCGGGGAGATTACGGTTAATTGCACGCAACTCCTGGTATTCTTCTTCTTCAAAACCAGGTTCTTTTGCTAAATAGCTTCGAAAGCGTTCTCCTAAAGTATTTCTATCTTCTGCACTTAATGAACGGTATGATGGACTTAAAGAGGTTAGAAATGCGTGAATAAGACATGTGCCTCCTCCAGGTGTTGAAAAAGAAACTAGGTCATTTGGTGAAATATGGGAATTAGTTATCACCAAATCTCCTTGTGTTTTGTTGATAGATTCGGGAATATAATGTGTTGGTAAAGGAGTGGTAATTGGAGTATATTTATACTTAGATATTTGTTGTTGGACCCATTCGTCAATTGATTTGTCGAAAAATGAGTTTATCATCCTTGGTTCAGGTGCACTTAAACTGCGAGTAAGTGGGGATTGTTTGTTCCGATTTACCTGGGTTGATTCAGTTCGGCGTAACATATTCTATATAATAACGATATAAATGCATTTTTAATTATTAATACTTCGGTAGATTTGCCTTAAATTTGTCGTCTATTATCATAGCCGCACCAAAACCAAATAGCAAATGCAGTAAATTATATACTATAAAACTACTGATAAATGTTGTTATAAATACGATGAAAAATTTTGTATACTCTCCGATACCTTTACCTGGTATCAGGTTATTCATAAAAATGTAAATATCCGATTTATTTTTGTCGAGTTGTTTCGTTATTCCAATAGCTAATACCGCCGTAAACGCTGCTACCATCGCATTCAATATAAACGCATTTCGTATACGAGTTGCCTTGAACGTTTTGATTAATGGAT